TCTTGGTAACCGTTTCCGCAGTAGGGTTGTTTACATTTCCTATGAGCCACATATCCTGCTTTTCAATAGCAGAAGGGCTTGTACCCATAGGAGTGTACGACCAATGGTAGGCTAGGGCTACCCTTAGATTACCCGATGCATAGAAGATAATAGGCTCACCTATATAAGGCTCTAGTTCTCTCGTTACACATTGCCCAACATTCAACTCCGTTAGGCCTAGGTTCTGTGAGGGCTGTGGGTTGACATCACTCAATCTCTCGAAGAGCATATTATCGAAGCCCACCTCAATCTCAAATTCGTCTCCGTCAAACTCGAAGTCGGCACGGAGGTCACCATAGCCAACGTCATTCTGCAGTCTATACTCTTCACCTAGTATTGCCTCTGTCTCGTTAAAACTATAGGACACCCTTTTGTATAGGCTCGGTCTGTTGATCCCAACCTCCTCTATATTCGTGTAGCTAGTTATATCATAGGTACTGCCCTCAGCATACCAATCGTCAAGCGGCTCTATGTCGTAGGCCGTACTTGACGTTGGCACTAAGACTAGATTAAACATCTTAATAAGGCTGCTTAAAAAGTCTGCTACCTTCTGCTCTGGCATTTGGTCAGATATAGTTACTATACCTGCTGTGGTCATCGCTAACGGAGTAGCAGTGGCAGCTAATATAGTTGTTCCTGCTGCATCCGCATACCAATTAGCAACCATACCAACGGTAACTTGCCCACCATCACCTGATGGAGCTAAACGCATATCAACATAATCACCTACGGCAAGAGTCGGTAAGAAAACAAAAACATTAGTTGCAGAGCCTGTATGCTCTTTAGAGCTAAATAGCTCATCGTTAATAAACACATCTACTCTATAATTAGTAGAAGCAGTTGCAGAAGGGCTGTAAGATATTAATGCAGGATTTGCGGTGGAGGTTACAGGAAATCTATGCAGCGTAGAGTCAAATGCAGCATCTCCAGAGACTAATTCTATAAGCTCTGCAGTTGCACCTACAGGTTGGTCTTTGAACATATACCCTGCTCTCCTATGACACCACATAAACAACTTCCCGAAGTCAGCACTATCAAAGAAGTCACTATTGAAGGTTACCCCGTACTTGGTCTCTATCGCATCTATAATCTTCTGCAATTTGATTGCAGGTTTTAGGTCATAGTAGAATACTCCGTGGTCAGGGTCATTGTGAAAGTGTATATTTCCTTCTCCGTGTGAACCTTGGCTGTCCCAATACCATCTAGTGACAGGGGTAATCATTGGGTAGATGATAGCATCTCCTGTATCAAGCACATAATTGTTAATCCCCGTCTCAATGTTCGTATCATTGTAGTCGTGGTCTTGAGCTGATAGGTCAAGGTCATTTAAAGTGTCCTCACCAAACAGGTCTTTTAACGCTGTGGTCTTGCTATAGAAACTAACCTTATAGGCGTGGGGTTGCAGGTTCTTTAACTGCACACCCTCTAACTCTACAACACCTGAGCGGAGCACATTATTATTGACCTCTATAAACGCATCTGTTCTCGTGTTGGCGTTGAAGCCCCCACTCACATCTACGTTATAGTAGTGTTTAAAGACTGCGTTATTGTTTGGACTAGCAGGTAAGGTGAAACTCTTAGAGAAGTCACCAAAGACCTTAGAGATGTCTTTAACGTTCTGCACGCTCATAGTCAACTCTATGCTCTCCTGCTCAAAGAAGTCTACCTTCTGGCCATCTATATAAAGGTCAACTCTATTCATAGATAGTATCGTAAGCGTATTGTAAGTCTATCGTGTAGTTGATAGTTCTGTCTGTGATGTGCTTCTGTAGCTGTAGCGATCCTGTACTCACATTGACAGGCTTGCCATCGAGCAGTACACGCTCCGAGGCAAGCAACTGAGTCATTAACTCATCATAGTCCTCACCTACCCATCCTGTGTTTACTCGGATGCTGTTGCGGTAGTTGGTGTTGAATCTCTTGTACTGCTCCTGTGTAGTATCGTAGCTGAACCCTGTAGCACCTGAACTACCGAGTGACCTGCGGTACTCCGAGGTTCTCGTTTGTATCTGCTCTTGGCTTGCCTTAAAGAAATTGAGGCTCTCCCAAACCCCGTTCTTATTTATGAACTGCGCTTGTAAAGGTGTGTACTTACTCTCACAAGTCGGGTAGAACCTACGGGTGTCTAGCGTTGTGCCGTCCTTATCCTTTAGGTTGATGTCGTAGTAGTTTGTGTATACCAATGGCTCACCAACGCTATCGGCCCAAGCCGTAAGGTTGGTAACGCCACAAGGTAAAAGCATAATCCTATTCTCAGGCTGTACACCTTGAAGGTCTGCCTCACTAATACGGATGTCTATATTGTAGCCTCCGTCACCTAGTATCTCTACAATGTCAAGACCTATATTGGCACATTGAGAACCTCCTTCAACCGTGCCACCATCAGCAAGCACCCTATCCTTGTAGGCCCAATAGATGTCGTACCCTTCTCCCCATTTACCTAGGTATACGGGCACGACCTCATTGCCAGAGTCCTGTATGTACTTAACAGCATTGACAGAGGCAAAGCCTTTGTCTACCTCTTTGTTTGCCGCCTCTATAAATATGTGGTAACCATTAGACACCTCGAAGATGTCTGTGCTTCCCGTATCATTTGAGATTGTAGGAGGGTCAGCCTTATTGTAGTAGCTAACATTGTAGTCTACCTGTACCCAATACACTGAGCCGTCAGGGACATAGCTGACATCTGTAGGATCAAAGCCTGTGTAGTCATTATCTATGTACTCCTGCACAAACTTAGAGATGTCAAAGGATACATCTTGCCCTGCGAACACATCCCTAAAAAGGGTGTAGGTCGCTGAGGCAGGTTTACTGCTCCTCGAGCCATTCCATATAAAGACCTCAATAGTCGCATCCGTTATAGAGGATGCAAGACTTGAGTAGTTAGCTGTGATGAATATAGGACTGCGTGAGCCTACTAAACTGCTTGGTGCTATTATTGGCATACTAGAAAGGTTTTATCTCCTTCAAAAATTCGTCTACATCTTTACCGAGGGCCACCAAGAAATCAGGTGGCAGCTTTTCAAACTCGTCTCTAAACGGCTGACTGAACCACTCTGTTTTGGGTATACCTCGCATCTTAATCTTGCGAGCAATACCCAACGCAAAGCCCTTCTTTGCTTCTTCAGTCTGCTTAACAAACTGATTGGTCTCAGGGTCTCGTACCTTAATCCTGCGTACCCTCATCCACTCAAGGATGAACTTTGTAGGGGGCTGCTTACTCCTAAATGAGAAACGGCTGTTACCTGGCACTCTATACTTGACACCATCAACACCCTCATCTAGGTAAGTACCATAAGGCACGTTAAAGAAGAAGTCAAGTGCAGGGTGTGGTGATAGGGCAGTGACAAAACTGACACTATCCTTTAGGCTTCCCGTGGCTACATTTCTTCTACGCTTTATAGTCCCGTCATTATATCTAATGCTACGAGTAGCCCCAAGGTTGAGTTGTGCTGCTTTCTTAACACGCTCACCAAAGGCTTTCATCACTGCCTCCTGATTGGCTTTTCTTATCCTTGTTCTTGACATATGTCTATCGTGTTCGGTACACTGATATTTAGCGTTACTGACCAACCTACTAATAGGTTCTCGTAACGATCCATAAATGGCTGACAGCTTGGGTCACCCTCTAGCTGATACTTGTCAGAGAATAGGTCACCACGCTTCAGGGCTTGCACCAAATCATTAACAACATAGAACTGAGTGTTGAGTATGTCCTGTTCAATACCCACTCCGTAGAATGGCTCTGCCTCATCTCTAGGGTCATCCTTGCTTACGTCTGCAACATCCATACACATAACACTTACAGAGAATGTAGCAATCTGATTGCTGATTGTAGCGTTATCTATCATCATATGTGAGAGGGGGAAGATGCTCTGCTTGTTCAGGTCTACCTCCATAATGTCCCCAAAAGTAACCGTGTTCACCTGAGCGTTTGCCTCTAGGTGGTTCTTGATTGTTGTAAGAATATCATATACCATAAAAGGTTAACCCCTTTGCGCCCTATTTGTAGCACAAGCGGTTAACCTTTCTTCTTGAGTAGCATTCTCTCTACCTCATTCTTCTCCTTATCGAATATCATTTTGAGGAACACACGCTGAAAGGCTTGGTTAGTTACAGCCTCGTATTTGTTGATGTCTCCCCCTGCCAGATGGTCTATGCTTCCATACCAACCCCACTTCCTTGAGAAGTTGGCTTGAAGGCTGAGGTCAGTATGTCCTTCGGGTTCTTCGGCAAAGAGTTCGGGGTATCGCTCGATAACTCCTTTCTTAAAGTCCAAAAAAAAAGCGTTGCACCTAAGCCTGCTCCGAGTGGGAAGTCCTTATATCCCTCATTGGGTTTGTACCCTTCTATGTCGTACTTGTCCCCGACCCTATCTGTGACGGGTCGGTAGAGTACGCCTAGTGCCTTGTGCATATTTTGCACATCAGTAAGGTAGCTGTCTAAATCTATGTACTCCCCAAAGGTCAACTCCTCTAGGTTAGGGATAAACCCATAGTCCTTACCTCGGTACTTAACGATGGGCTGTAGCTTGTGATCTTGGGCCAACATCTCAAAGAGTTCGTTAGTCATCGCATAGAAGTCTGTGGTCTGCATCTTGAGGGCCTCCCGTATTGGTAGCCCTAAGAATATCTCTGCAGCTTTCAGGGTCTTGAAGTTACTCTCCCCCTCTTCTATCGTCACATACTTCTGATACTGCTCAATGGTTAACTCATCAGCGTGCTCAGGGAATCGTACTTTAACGTACTGCGTATCTGCCATAATTAGGTCTCGTTAGTTTATTGTAGGTTGCGTATCGCATAGCATCGATGGCGTGGTTAAATGCATCTATAGGTTTGTTGAGTAGCTTGCCGTTCTTGTCTTCTACCCATTTATAGTTCCTCATCTCTTTAACCAGGTTGTGACCTGAGCAGTTTAGCTTGTACCGCTTGAGTACGTCTATCCCTGCGTTGATGGAGTCAGCCCCCTTCTTGGTGGGCTTGACATTCCATCCCATTCTATAGAGTTCCTCGATACTCTTAGGCTCTGCCGAGTCAGCAAATATCTCAGCCCTGCGGTCTATACCTAGGGCTTTCATTTTCTCAGAGATGTCTCTGTTGGTAAGGTTGGTTTCATACAGCAGTTCCTTGATGTATAGAGAATGGTCTTTGCTATACACAGCGACTAGGGAGGTAGGGTCATTAGTAAACCCGAAGTCCATCCCATAGGCTAGGAAGGTGCAGCCCTCCTCAACCTCTCCCTCTTGGAAGGTAAAGACGGTTGCCTTGCTCTGGCCTCGCTCCCCTAAACCATAGATGCGCCAATAGTCCTCATCGGTATCCTTGAGCCTCTCAATCTCTGAGACGATGCTGCGATCCAAAAAGGGGTTATCGACATAGGTGCTTTTGATGAAGGTGACATCGTCACGGGTCAGTAGCTTATCGTATATCCAATGGAAGTCATCGGAGGGGTTGTAGTCAAGGTATATCTTTTCAGTGGTACGCACGAGTAGCTGAAAGAAGTCTTCCCACGTTAGTTCATTCGCCTCATTGCAGAACAGGTAGTTCCTCCTTGCCCCCCTCTTTTTCTGAGGTTGGTCAAGGGAAACAAACTCAATGATGTTTCCGTTAAGCCTGTAGATATGCTCTGACTTGTTATGGTTCTTCTCTGAGTACAGCCCTGCGTTGGTCAGTATCTCTATGAAGTCCCTCATCGCTGTCATCTTTAATGACGGCAGTGACTTCCTTACAATGGTGAATACCTTACCCTGTTCGGATAGGGCTAGTACCATAATGAGTTGCAGGAGTGAGTAGGTCTTCCCAGAACGTGTCCCCCCTTGGTTGACTACAATCTTGGTAGGGGCTTCCCAATTCCTCTCAAATATCTCACTCGTCTTTATTGCTACGCTTGACAATTTCTATCTTGACTTCGTTAATTTCCTCGTCTGTCTCAATCTTATTCTCGACCCTAGCGAGTTTAGGGGTGGTGTACTCTGCCATCTTGTTGATGATGTCTAAGGCCTCTTTGGGGGAGTCCTTAGCCACCTTGTTTAGCCAAGTGGTCATATTCTCTAGGTTATCCTCTACGAGCTTTGTAAAGGCTTCTCTAATTGTATTGGTGGTTTTGTTAACAGAACCCTTTGGTCTGCCGTTAGGGTTTCCACTCTCCCCCTGTTTAAACTTTCCCATCTGTTTAATCCTGTTGTTTACAGGTTAACCTAAAAATCGACAAATCGTTTTAGCAGTTCCTGTTCATCTCTAGCGAGTTGCCCCCTTAGGTGCACTTGTATGAGTACATCTAAGAGGGCTTTGTAGTTGTGCTTGTTTATAAGCATCAGTTCAGTACCTGGCTTTTGGATCATCAGAACTTGAGTAATCGTTTTCTTCTCTCGTACTTCCGTATGAGTCTGCCTAGATTCTCTAGTTGTATGTCTGTCCCCTCGTTAAAGCCTGTGTGGGCTGACGAGGTGACGGTGTTTATTATATCCCATCGTATATCAGTGAGGTATTTCTCTGTGTATCTGATGTGGCGTTTCTTTCGGAGGTATGCTTTAATCTTTCTTTTCATATCTCTTGAGTATTTTCTCTAATGCTTTGCAGCGTAGGTATTCCCTGCGTAGCATATAGAGTACCATTATGGTAACAAGTATTAGGCTAATCATTTTCTATTCCGTTATCGTTAAGGTCTCTATTCATTAGGTCTATCAGGCAGTTGTTCTGGCTCATCTCTTTCTACTTTTTGAATGGCTTTACGTTCAATGATGCGCTCGGCAATTTTGTTGCCGACTCGCTGCATTGCCCGTCTTGCTCTTCGGTTGGGTTTATGGTCATTCATCTCTCTTTGGTGTTAAAGGTTCTATTAAAGACACAAAACCCTATCGTTCTGTATCATTATTGGTTTTTATATGTATCTGCATACAATCTAAAGGTTTTGCCGTTTTTTATATGCTTTGGCATATTGTAAGGTTATAGCCTTACCGAAATCAAATCTCGTCAGGTTTTACCCTTACTTTGTGTACCAGATTATACAATTTTACCCTTATTTTGTGACAATTTAAGGTTCATTGTTGTGAGGATTTGCGATTTGCGAATCACGAATTATCGTGGGTCTATGTCTTCTTCGGTTATTGATATAACAATGTTATTGTACTTGAGGCTCTGGAGTGCTCGTCTGCACTCCCTAGCCTTCTCCATAGTATCAAAGATTGCTTCAAACCTATCTTCTACATATACTCTAAACTTTCTCATAGCTCTCCCTGTATAGTATAGTTATTCACCTCTTGCTGAATCTCCTCAAGCGTGCGATCCTCGAAGAAGTCGCTGTACTGCTGAAGGGCGTACATCACCTTCTCCTCCCCTTTGTTGTAGAAGTCCTCAGAGACCGAGTACACCCCTACATCACAACTTAGCTTATCAATCACCAAGAACTTAAACTTAGTGTAGTCTACATTGAATAGACGGCAGTAGATATACACCTGTACATCATACGAGTATTTATGTCTAGCGGAGTATACAAAGTTCCTCAGGTCAGAAGATGTCTTGAGGTCAATGATAGTGCCGTCATTCTTTATGATGTCAGCCTTACCTCTAAAGGGATACCCCTCTATGTAGTCAACAGCAGGCTGTTCAAATGAGGCATCTCTTAGAAGTTCTACCGCTTGGGCATTCTTAAATATAGCCTCGGTCATACGCTCTGCTAGGCTGCGCTCCTTGACCGTGTATAGTAAATGGTTAGGGTGTTCTGCTTTCGCATCTTTCCACTTCTTAGCGTTCTTACTAGCCACATCAATAAACGTCATCTCGTCTATCTTGTGGGGTTCTAGTATCATAGTGTGGATGAGCCTACCATCCCGTAGGGCTTGGCTGTTAGTCTCCTCCCCGTACTGCATTAGATTGTAGTACGTCCTAGGGCTGTCGAGTAGCTTCTTTAGGTTACTGCTACTAAAGGCCACCTTACCTAGGTAGCCGTAGTAGAAGTCATCATCGTGGGCTTTCTCTACGAGGTAGCTTTGGTCGTGCTCCTCTCCGTTTAGCATTCTGATTTTCATATCTATTCTATTTGGTTAATCCCATTGCAAGCAAAAAGCGTTGGCCCTTGTCAGGGTCAATGCCTTTTATCAATCTATAAATAAAGGCAGAGGCTCGCTTTGTAGAAGCTACCTCCGCCTTTGAGCTGTCTACCCCTAGGTTAGTGTATAGGGATGCATCTATCCTTAGGAGTTCGTCTATCGTCTCCTTGTCCGTTAAGGCATCCTCGAATACTATCTGTGCCTTGTAAATCGCTTCAGTGTGTTTCATCATTTCTGTAGTTGTATTTGACGTTCTACTATCTCTTCATCATCACATTCGCAAGAAGAACTACTACACTCTCGGCAGCAGTTGCACTGCCAATCGTCATAACTCGTCTCACCACATATCTCACAGGTAGCATCGTGGTACTCCTGATAGCTTGCAAGTTCTCTGTCTAGGTAGTCCATTATACAGGTAGATTAAATAGGTTCTCAATCAACTCGTACAACGCTAACATCCCGATGATCCCGACTATAGCCAGGAGGGATGCAGCACCACCATAAACAATGTTTTCCTTTCGTGTAAATACTCTTTTAGACATAAGCATAAAATTTAGTTATGCTCGAATATACACAAAACAATTAACAATCAAAAACTAATTCTCCTCGTTTATCTTCTTCGCTAGGCTGATAGGTAAGAAGCCCACCTCCTTGACTACCTTTCTTCGGTCAGGGAAATCGGTGGTCTTGGGGAGACCCCCTTTCATTTCCCATTTAATATCCTTTATCTCTCCAAGGTTAAAGGCATAGATACCCTCAGGTGTTGAGTTGATATAGAAAGGTATTGTGCCGTGCAGCTTCGCTCGGTGAATTAAAGCATCGTACTTATCCTTCTCTATTAAGAGTTCATCGTAGTGAGTCCTGCGGCACTTGAGTTCAATATCCATATTCCACTTCTCGCTGAAGCAGTCGTACCTAGAATACTGCTCACCGCTTTTTTCAAGGTCAGCGATAAAACAAGCCTTAATAATCAGGAAAAGTTTATCCTCGGTCATACTCGGTGTATACCTTTTTCAGGTCATTGATCCAAGATTTCCAAGTCTTAGGGCTACAACTGCAGGGTATGTCAAACTTGTGATTAAATACCCTAGCGTGTATCTCTGCCAGAGGTCGGGTATACTTCTCGTCTACCTTCATACCATCAAACTGAGCATAGAACTCCCCTAGGAACTCGTGCTCGTGCTCTAACAAACATTCGGTATGCTTGTACGGGAAGAGCGCATTGAGTTTCTTCTTGCGCTCGGAGCAGCCGCAGTCAACGCCTGTAGCCTCGGCAAACATCTCGACAGCTTTCTTTATACCTGTGGCCTCGGTTATCTTCTCAACCGTGTCCCCCAATCCTTTGCTCTTAGTTGAGGATTTCTTTTTTGTACTCTTGGTACTCTTCGTAGAGGTTTTCTCTGACATAATCTTTCGCTTTATTAAGTGTTGTAAAAATGGTTCTTAAACTGATGGTAGTCTCCTTCTCAATGTCCCTCATCGATAAGTCTGTTGTGTGGTACAACTCGAACATCTTATAGTCAAACCAATGCATCTCTCTGGCCTTGTCAAATATCGTGTCAAGAAAGCGGTCAAGACTTTCCTCATTCTCACGACCTAACTCTTCACTAAACTCATCGTGCTCGTGGTACTCATCCACAAAAACTAGAAGGTCTTTTTTGTCCTGATACTTCCTGACCATATTACGGAGAGTGACCCAAACGAATAGCTTATTGGGTTCATCTCCGTACATAATCCTCTCAGGATCGTCAACGTACTTATTTAGCCTCAGGTACATCTCCTGCACAATGTCCTCGGCATATGCGCCTGCACCAAACTTATAGGCCATCTTAATCCATTCCTTATGGTAGGCAGCAAGTAATTCTAATAGGTTCATTCTCCTCTCCCTTCCGTAGCCCAAGTGACTACAATAGCCAAGACCCCAAAGCACAACTGCAAAGAGTGGTACTTGGGGTCTTGAAAGTCTTCATCCATCTCGGAGTTCCAATAGTTAACTCCTACTATAAAACCTGCTAGGGGTGCTACATCAATCGCTAAGTTCATATTCGTGTTTCATTTCTTTTATAAGGCGGTCTTTGTTACGAACCTCAGTACGCAACTCCAACATCTCCTCACGCAACTCGTCAAGACGTTGCTGAAGGAGAGCGTTGTGCTTCGTAAGTTGCCACTTCTCCGTACCTACCTCTGAGCCTCTTAGCTTCTCAATAATTGTGCAACTCTCATTGAACAATTTCATATAGCTGCTGTCAAAGCGTAGGTTCATCTCGTGGGACTTTGTGGCGTGGATAACCGTGGCGTGGTCTTTACCCGTCACCCTCGCTATCTCCAAGGTTGTATACAACTCTCTAGCAGCCACCATAAAGGCAAACCTTGCCATTACATTGGGTCGCTGTCTGTTTCTCTGTATGTTGTGAATATCAACGTAGTGGTTGTATTCCTCCTGTAATTCTAATATGCTTGCTTTCATCGTAAGTATTCATCTAGTTCATCAAACTGCGCCTCATACTTAGATACCCTTTCACTGAGGTTTCTTATCGTCAACTTTAACT